ACAGCCGGTGTCTGCGCAGCGACGCCTTCGGTCTCTTCGGTCCATACCTTGTAGGAGGCCGGGTCGGTGTTGTGCCCAGGCGTCAGTTTCTCTTTGTTGACGATCAGATTCTCACCCCCGACACTCGCCTCATCGAGCGCCATTCGAGCCGACTCGCAGATCGAAAGTTGGGAGTCGCGCAACGTATCGCACTGCCCATTGCCCAAGAGCGACAGGTCATCTTCCTCGAACATGAACTCGTGGTGCATCCGCGCCTCGTCCCCGAGGACCGCGATGCGTGCCTTGATGACGACGTTATCCAGCAGCCACACGTTTCCGTGGTAGGTCTTCGCAAGATCCGCTTCAGCTACTGTCGCACCGGCCTCGCGCAATTCGTGCCCGGTGACATCGCCCCAATAAGCGAGCGCGACATACTTCCGCCCATCGCCCATCTTCACATTCGTCCGATCGCTCTTCGGCTCCTGGGAGAGCGCCGTTTCCCAGTGCAACTGTTGGTGGTTCCCGGACTTATGCTCGAGGAGCCATTGGTCGATCGCTGTCTTTCTGAAGTCCGCACGCTTGCCGAGGTCCTCGACTTGGCGCCGGTTCATAACGTGGCGTTCGAACGTGCCGTCCTGCTTATTCAGCGCCGTGGCGCTCATGTCCGGGTAGTAGTTCCACACCGGCAGGAACTCGAGTAGTGGCTTCAGCTTCTGCACTTCCACAGCCTCGTATAGGCCAGTATTCAAGTTCCGCTGCCAAGTTCGCGCCTGATACGGAACGTGCATCGGGCCCTTAAGGATGCCGATGTTGTAGAGCACCGCGCTGAACACGACCTTGCGGACCAGTGTGATGTACTCCATCTCTTTCAGATCATCATCGAGCTTCAGCTCCATCCGCGCGGCCTTGCCCTTCGCATACTCATTAATCGCGGCTTCGATCTGTTCGTCCGTACACTCGACCTCGCGCGGGTCGATCCCCTGCTCGGTAGATTTCTTCAATACGAGCGCGTCGAGTACTTCCTGCAATTGCGCCTTCGAGAGATTCGGCAGCGGGGATGCGTCGATCCCGTAGTTCTTCTCAGACTGTGGGAAGAGCATCTGCATTAGTCGGGCAATCGTGCCGATCACCTTCCAGCGCGTGACTTTCGGGTACGCGCGAGAACGATCCTTCGGGATCTTGACCTCGGGGTCATAGATTCCGCGAAACTGCCGCAAGTTCTGGAGCCAGTGGTCCTCGGCGGCTTTGCGGTCGTCGCGGTGCTGTTCCCATTTGGAAAACAGTCGCTGTCCGAATGCCTTCAACTTCTCTTCGCTCAGTACGATCTCGTCAGCCATTATAATGCTCCCGGCATATCCGGCCAAGACCGGTTGCCTTTATGTTGATTGTCTACTCCGGGCAACGTCTGCAAATTGTCCTCGCAGTGCAGCCCACATACCACCTTACTCATCAACGGCACGATATGGTCCACATGCCAAGGGGTCCCGTCGCGCTTGGTGAAGATAGCCGCCTTCCGGTAGACATCTTCGATGTAGCCTTGGTTGGCCCATGCGGGGGTGGCTTGAAGCTTACCCGCATGGTGTGCAGAAGATAGTGCCGCGCACTTCGCAAGATTCGCTCTCCGCCACTTACGAGCATATCTTGCAAGAGACGCGGGATTTTTTGCCTTCCATTGCGCGCGCCAACGGGGGTTTTTCTGCTCCCAACGCGCTCGGCGTGCCGCGGCTACCTGTCGATTTGCTTGCTCCCAAGCCGCGCGGGTTCGTTTTCTCTGCGCTACATTCTCTAGGTGCCAACGTGAAGCATTCGCCCGCACACAAACTTTACAATTCCGACGATAGCCGTCGACGCCCGTAGAGTCAATATAAAAATCACTCTTTGGTTTTATTGCCTTGCATTGTGCGCAGGTTTTCATCGGGGCATCGCGTAATGGTTCGTACCTTCGTGCTGCGCGCGTCGAGCTTCATCCCAACTCATCTCGACAGAACGATTCTCCGCTTTTCTCCGGCGGCCTTCTGCAAAGTACATATCTGCATATTCCGACGCCTCGCCCACATGGCTGTGGTCATTTTTTTCCACTTCATCGCCGTGTCTGCCGTCTTTATAGCGCTTAAACATGAACCCACCACTCAGCGCCGCAATCAGCGCATCACAGTTTGGATCAACTAAATAGGTAGAAGTTCCGCGTGCTACCAAGAAATGATCCGTCCCTCCCCGACGGGCTACCGGAGCATTCGTCGAGGCCATCTTGACCTTGCCTAAGTGGCGCTTGTACTCACGGAATATATCGACACATGATGTTTCGTCAGACTGTGATCCTGTCTCACCAGATGGATCGCCAGTAACGATGATCTCGTACTCCCCGTTCTTCGCGCCACCCTTGTACTTCTTCGCGAGCAGCGGGAGGAGCTTCGTCTCGATCGCGCGCTCGAGGCCCATATCAAAAGTAACTACTTCGTCCAATGTTAGTACGCAGTCAAAAGCATTCTGCTGCTTCAGCACGATCGCCGGCGTCAAACCGAAGTCCGCCGCCACGAGGAGCACGAGATCCCGGTTGGGGATGATAAGTGATTTCGCAACGTGCAAGTCCCGACTGAACTCGGGATGCACGGGCCGCCCGCCCTTCGAGCGCCCATACTGCGCGAGCACGTTAACCCGGATGAAATCCTCGGTCTTGTCCTTGATGAGCTGCTGATAGTAGTCCGCCGGCAGGTTCTGTAAGTTCTCCGCGCGCGGATTCAGCACGTAGCCCTCCGAGGTCTTCAGCATCGCCGCGGGCTGGATATAAATGTCCCAATCATTTGGTAGCGCCTGCTTCGAATCGTCCGGGTCGCGTCCTTCCTGCTTCGCATGCCAGTAGGAGCCCTCCTCGGGCATGTTGGAGTCCCCCCACATGCCGACCCAACTCGGGCCCCCTTCGCTCATCCGTGGGTAGCGACCAATACGCCCGTCAAGCGCTTCCACGATCTCACGCGGGATCTCACGATACTCGGCCAAGAGCGCGCCGGTCAACTCGAGCGAGAGCAGGTTCTTCACGTCCTCGGGCGTGTCGAGCGCAGTAAAGATCACCTCTGCATCAACATCGCCTTGCTTGATGTAGTAGGTCTTCGTCGTCGTCTGGTAATATCCAAGCGAACCGTTCGGGAACCAGTCGAACCAGGACTTCATCGTCGTCCCGCGGAGCTGCGGCATCGTGTTCCGCACGACAGCCCAGCGGCTCTTCCGCTTCCCCGAGCTGCTCGAGACGCGTTGCATCTGCGCACGGCGCACGATGTCGACGAGTCCCCCCACGGTCTTCCCGGAGCCGAATGGCCCGGCGATGAACCGGTGGCGCGCGTCCGACTGCATGTAGCGGGACACGGTCTCAGGGAACTTAATGTCGAGGTTTATCACTTTTTCTTTCCGAACATACGCACACCCCGCGAGCGGCGCTGCACGGAGAGCGCGATCGCGAGAGCCTGCTCGTGTGGCTTCCCGGCGGCCATCTCGGTCTTTATGTTGGCGCCGACCGCTTTCTTGCTGGCGGATTTCTTAAGCGGCATCTTCGTCCTCGTCTAGGACCAGTGCGATCCCGTGCATGTCCAGCTCATCATCGAAGAAATATCCCGCATCTTCAAGTTTCTCTCGTATCTCCTCGAAGGCCGCCCGCGACACCGCGAGCTTGGCATAGGTGTGACTCATGTGGGTTCCCCCCAAATCTCAGGGCACTTCCCTGCCGTCTGCTTCATATGCACCGCCCACGGGTAGTGGCGGAGCACTCGCAGGGCCCGCTGTCGTATCACCCGGGGCACCCGTGGCGTCTTGAGCGGGTCGAGCAAGTCGACCAGCATTTGCTCCGCCGCTAGTATTGCTCGCGTGCGTTCGCTCGGTATGGTCATCAGGCGGCCTCCGGTGGTGATTCGTCAATTTCACCCATGCGATGTATGAATTGGGAACCATCCATGCGTTTGAAAATCTCAGTTATATCGCTCTCGCCCATGCGTCGGACCAACTCATGCCGACGCAGCTTCGCATCCCAGAACAGTGCAATCTTCTGAAGATCATATCCGCATCCCTGCAAGTATGCGGAGAGTGCGCCGGACGCGGTCCCCTCAGCGCAGCGCGGATGTACGAAGATCCGTGCGCTCCTTTCATTCTGCATCATCTTCTCCTAACCAATCACGTAGCGCCCGTATCCCCAACACCACTACTGCGAAGAACGCTGCTAGTCCTGTCGCCGTTACTGCGAGGACTGCGAGCGCCGCGTACTTCACACACCGACTCGCGCGCATGTAGCCAGCAGATAACGACCGGTAAATGTGCGGTCGGTGTATAGCGCGCCGTTTTTCTCCAGCTCATCCGCGTGTTGTCGCAACCACTCGGCGATGTCATGCCGGCGTTTCTGCTCCATCTTCCCTGGCGCCTTTAATGTTAGTATTGCGATTGGCTTTTCCATGTCATCCTTCTATTGTGATGGGCTCGCGCCCGGTGGTGACAGTCTGCGGGGCCTGGCCGGCGAACGTGATCGAGAGGTGGAGCCCCCCGCCAGTGCCCGGGTCCTTCCCGTCCTTCTTCGCAGGCTCGAGGTCCGCGACCCGTGCCATCCACTGTATCAGATCCGCTCGCACGGCCGCGGACGCGTGATCGTCGGTGGCGATCTCGTAGCCGTGCTGGAGCAAGTCCTCAGCCATCACGCGGGCCTTCGCGCGAAACGAGAGCCCCTTCTCGCGCACTTCCTGCGCGGTGTGCTCGAGGATCGCAGCGAACCCCCGCGTCTCGAGAAGCGCGAGTGCCTGTTCGGGCGCGTAGCCATGCCTCTGGAAGATGACAGCGGAATCATCGAGTTTCAACGCAAGCTCGAGAGCGAGGCGTTCATACTGCGCCTTGTAGGCCGCCGGCAGCGCAGCGAGGCGCTCTGTCTGGCGCTGTGGATTGAGAAGTAGTGGGAGGTCACTCATAGGACACCTCGTTTAACACCACCCCGCAACGGGCACAAAACGGCTGTCCATCGCAGTCGCTGTAGGCTCGATCGTGATCGAGGAGCCAGCAGAGAAATTTCCTCCAGCGCAACTTCATGAGCCCTTCGTCCCTTGGAGTGCCATCTCCCGTTCGCATAGCTCAGGCGTGAGCCAAGGTGTGTGGCGGAATGGCGAGACCTCGAGGAGTCGGCGAGTTTCGCCGAAGCCCTGCTGCGCCATCCGCTCGAATGTCGTTTCTTTAATCACGAGACCCGTATGGCCGTCGATCAGCGCCGTCGTGCGCCGAGTATCCTCGTCGAGCACGCGTTGCAATGCTGCGTCGTTGACTTGAACGGGGGAGAAAGGGCTACCCATGCTGTGCTCCCAGTGCGTGCAAGACCTCATGGCCCAACACGTAGAGTGCACGCTCATCGGCGAAGTCCTGCGGCCGCGGGACCATTACCAGGTCCGGCTGCCCACCGGTGCCCTTGAGGTAGCACCCGGAGCCGCCGCGGCACGCCTTAGTGCGCATCTCGGGTGGTTGCTCATCCAGGAATGCGACCCGCAACGTCACAGTGCGCCGTGTCGGGG